CATTTGATGGGCAGGTCGAGCTTGTTCATCACACCCGCCATGTCTTGCAGGTACTTCATGGCGTCCCGCGCCGCGATGACGGTTTCGCCTATCGCGTCCCATACATGCGTTGAGAGGTAGTAGGAGAGGCCCCGGATGGAGACGTCTTCGGGAAGCTGCGGGTAGCCGTTGCGGATTTTGTCTTTGACCCATTCTTCGCTGTACTCCCGGCAGGATTCCTTGGTGCCGCCGTAGGGGAGCACCATCACCTGCCGTTTGGTGGTTTTGCGGTTGATGCCCATGTCGAGCAGGATCGCCGCGCTTTTTGCGGGGTTGTAGAACGCCTTGCCTTCCTTGGTTGTCACGATGCTGTCCTTGTCGGGATCCGCTGCGTCGGTTTTGAGCTTGCCGATCACCTTGTCGGCTACGATCTGGTAGATGTCCTGCGGCTTGGCGGCGGGCAGGAGGTTCACGGCGGAACCGCCCACTTTGTCCCGCAGGATGAGCGAGAAGATTTGCAGCCCGTTGCAGGTGCCGTCCATCGCCACGGGGATGTGGCTTACGAAATCCAGCCCTTCCCGGACGTAGCCCGCCCATTCGAGGCAGAAGGCGAGGAAGCAGAAAGGCTCGTCGGCCTCATGCCACCACGCATGGCTGAACGGGTCTTCCGCGCATTCGAGGATTTCCTGCTGGTGCTGGAGCACCCACGAGTGGCGGTCGTCGAGGCTCACTTTGTCGTTGCCGAAGCAGTTGGAGCCGTGGATCGCCAGCCAGCGCACGGCCTGCATGGTGCCGAGCGGTTTGCCCTCCGCGAACCGGAGCAGCCCTTTGGCGAGATCCGTACCCTGCGGCGTGAGGTAGGAGGGGACGGCGTAGATGCGGCCCCGGAAGTCGAGCTGGTAGGGAAAGAAAAAGCGCGGCTCGTCTTTGAACCGCGCTGCCATCGTGAGCG